ATAAACTCTTTTTGCATCTCAACCTTTTCTTCGGTCATTGATTGCTTCAAAGAAAGTTCTTTAATTTTATCATTTGTATTTTTAATTCTATCTTTAATTACCACATTCATCGCAGAAAAGATTTTAATATCCAACAAATCTTCTACAACTTCCCTACGATTTGCCGTAGATAGTTGCATAAAAGGAACAAAAGAAGCACTACCTAAAATTACAATTTGAGTAAATGACTTATAGTTTAATTTTAGAATACTATCTTCTAGTTGTTTTTGTTGGTCTGCTGATGATGCTGCTTGATTTTGTAAGATACCATCAATCCAAATCTCAAAAATATTTGGCTTAATGCCTCTTTTTATTTTGTATTCTTTTGTTCCAATACTAAAATCAATCTCAACCAAGCATTCCTTTTCGTTGGTTGAATTGATTAATTGAGATTTATTGATTTTGCGAAATGCTTTATTGAATAGTCCAAAGCAAAGAGCGTCAAGCATCGTGCTTTTGCCTGAACCATTCGCACCGACAATTAATGTAGTTTGCGTATCTGTAAATTTTATCTCTGTTGGTTGATTTCCAGAAGAAAGAAAATTACGATATGCGATTTGTTTGAATAGTATCATAATCTCTTGGTGGTATCACAAATTCATTTGGGGTAATTATAACATAATTATATCCATACATCTCACAAGTCTTTATCGCCATTTCATCATCAACTTCTACCACAGTCATTTCTGGGTAATCTTCCGCCATTAGAAGACCAGAATACCTTTCCGCATCATCTTCTTCTTCAAAAAAGTACAAAGCCTTTTCACCATGTTCATCAGCTACTGCGTATGCCCCTTCTTCTTCTTTTTCTAAGATAGTGAGTAAAAACATTATTCTACTTCCAGTGCTTCTTTATAAAATTCCCGTAAGAGTTTTTTAATAGTGTTCTTGTCTAATTCAAATTCTGACTCTTCCACATATTTATCCAAAATACTCAACGTATCCTCTGTTGGAATTTCATCGCAATTTACATCTTCATCATAAACATCAACATTCTCAATAATTTTAAGTTCTAATGGATTTACTTTAACTATTGCATCCACAAACTTATCAAACATCTTATAGTCATCTCGTTGACGAACAACGATTTTGACCATTTTATCAGTCAAATAAGATGCGTCAAAATCTTTTGGATTATTATTTTCATAATAAACTCTCTCAAACATTGTATAAGGATTTTGATAATAATCTAGTTTATAATCATCTGTATCAAAAATATGAAATCCTCTTTTATCATTTACATCATTCCAAAACATTTGATATGGATTTCCAAGATAAAAGATTTTACCATCATCACTACGAGTATGATAATGCCCGGAATAAACTCTATCAAACTTTTGAAATACTTTTTTATCTAGTCCTTCTTCGTGAATGTGCCCTGGATAGACTGAAAATCCATTTAGTTCAAGGTGTCCGAAAACAACTTTTGCTTCCGTTTCATCAAGAAGTTCAAAAGTTTCTTTTTCATTATCAGTACATATCCAAGGAAGAAGAACTGTTTTCATTCCCTCAATAGTATATTCTGCTGGTTTAGACACTCTAACTACATTATAATATTGTTGGAGAAGTGTATCTATAGCATTAATTTCATTACTGTTTTTATAATAAGCATCGTGATTTCCCACAATATTATAAACAGTAATTCCCAAATCTTGAAATCTATCATAAACATTTTCCTTTGCCCAATCAAGAGCCCAGTAATCCACACCTTTACGATTATCAAAAGCATCACCCAAATGAATGACTGTTTTGATTTTGTTTTTCTTTAATGTAGGAAAAAATATTTCATCATAAAATTTAGCAAAATACTCGTGAAATGCTTTATTTGCTTTGCGGAAATTATAATGAGTATCAGTAATTAATCCAATCTTCATTGATAATGTTTCATTTGAATGTTTTCTTTAATTGTATTATAATCAGAAGAATTTAATTTATCCCCATCAACAGAAAATACTTGATCAAAACCACTCCTTTCAATAATCTTTTCTTTAATTTCCATCTGTCTTTTTTCTTTCTGAATACGACGCAGGAAGGCATAATAAACAATCTGTGTAAAATACGCAAATGGATTTGTACGTTCTACATCAAAGTTATTAATATACTGAACACAATTCTCAATACCATCTGAAATCATATCTTCACGGAACATATAATTCACAAAGTTTGGACGATATGATAAATGAGTGGCAATTTTTAAAAAACAATCACCAATATAATTAGGAATAATTGGATTGGGTAATCCTTTTTCCTTTGCAGTATTTACTTTAATTTTATAATTAATCAATGCATCGTGAAAATCTTTATTATTTACATAATGTGGATTTTTCTTTACTTTATTCATTTTTGAATTTAACATAACTGATTACTTTTCGTTATTATAACACACAATAGCAATAGTTGACAACTATAGAGAATGTGCCTATAATCACTCTGTTAGGGTTGAAGATAAGTTATATCTTTAAATAGATTTATAGAGTTTTTCTAAGGTTATTCTGGCATCAGCAATCGAGGACAAATAACCCATTTTAGAAGTGAGTTCACTTTTATTAGATTTTTTACTTCTCTCTCTAACAAACTTTTGATGTATTTTGATTAAATCTTCATCCGTTATTTCAGTCATTGTTATGATTTTTTCCATATCCATTACAAACATACTACCATCAGCAAACTTTATCCAAGGACTTACTTTGATAGTTGATATTCCAAGTTGACGAATTGTTACGGTTTCCATAGTAATTGGATTATCTAAAATTAAAACAATCCTATCGTCTTCGTCACAAGGACAAACTTTGGAAAGTATTTCCTCACCTGATATTAATTTAATGATAGCATAAAAATCTTCTTCCATTTATTTTTTAAAGTCTAGTTGTATAATTTCATAATTAAACTTTTCTTCATTATAAATTTTAATTCTTTCGATTAAATGATTTAAAGTATAATTTTTTTTTGATTTGTAAGTAATGTCGTCTGCAATATCGTAAAGAACTGCTTTATTTTTGTTTTCTCCTTTTCGGAGAACTCTACCGATAGATTGTAAATTTCTTACTCTTGATTTACTTGGACTAGCAAAGATAATATTATGGAGATTTTTAATATTAATACCAGTACTAAATGTTCCATAAGAAGCAACGATAATTGAATCGTTTTCTTTTTCGGTAATTTCTCTTACCTTTTCTCTTTCCTCAGCATCCACACCACCGTAGACAAAAAATATTTTTCTATCTTTTGCTGCTGAACTATTTATCATCTCATATAAAGGTTGCCCGTGAGTTTCAACACGACTATAAAGAATTAAAGTATTACCCTTCAAATCCAAAGATAAATTTTTAATAAAATTGTTTCTCTTGTCGTGGGTAATCAAATACTGAATTTCTTCTTCGTATTCATCAAATTGATGTTCATTGTGTTTTAATAAAAGAACTTTGATTTGTAGTTTTGATAGATAACCTTTTTCAATAAGTTCCTGTGTTTGCGTAACCTTGTATGAGGGACCGAACAGACCCTCTAGAACCCACTTGTGAGTTTGTGAACCATCCAAAGTACCAGTGAACCCAAAACGATACTTTGTATTGTCCATCTTTGTCATAATACCAACCAAAGATTTAGACTTAAATTGGTGTGCTTCATCCCCAATCACCACATCAAAATTCTCAAAGAAAGATCTAGGAAGATTATAAATTGATTGCCAAGTCGTAATGACTACATTTTTATTTGTAGACTTTTCTTTTCCAGAGTAAATCTTATGGCAATATTCTTCAGCATTCCACCCATAATCCTCAAAGTCTTTATACATTTGTTCTACTAATGAAGTAGTAGGAACAATCAATAAAATATTATGTTCTTTTTCTACAAAGTATCTAACGATTGAGTAAATCATCAAAGACTTACCAGAAGCAGTTGGAGAAATTAAAAGCTTACGATTATACCTGAGAGCATCATACACAGCATCTACTTGATAGTCTCTTGGTTCATGCCTTGATATACTCTTCATATAATCAGAGACACCTTCCACCGAAATCATTTCATTCTCCTCAAATGGAGAACCATAAAACTTATTATCTTTGAACTCTACCGTATATTCACAGTTTTTTGCCCAAGCAACTAGTTTATCCAAAAGACCAACATATAGTTCACTAGTATGATTGCTATAAAGTCTTATTTTTCCATCCCAATATTTGCTCCTATATTGAGGCATAAAACGGGCATTTTCTATCTCAAAAGTAA